ATTGCCCAACGCGGCAAGACTCGCGGGAAGATGGTGTAACCATGATGTCAAGCCGTGGGATGGGGGCTATCAACCCCTCCAAGATGCCCGGAGCCAAACGCAAGGCCCGTCGGGACAACACGGACTTTGATCAGTACGCCGAGGGTGGCAAGACCAAATCAAAGGTCAATCAGGCTGGCGTCTACACCAAACCGGGTATGCGCAAGTCGCTGTTTGAGTCCATCAAGTCCCGTGCGGTACAGGGCACAGGCGCAGGTCAGTGGAGCGCCCGCAAGGCACAGCTTCTGGCCAAGCAGTACAAGGCCCGTGGGGGTGGTTACAAGTGAAAGACCCGCAGCAATCGCTCAAAGACTGGGGCGCTCAGAAATGGCGCACTAAGTCCGGTAAGCCGTCTTCCAAGACGGGGGAGCGGTATTTGCCTGAAAACGCCATCAAAGCGCTGTCACCCGCTGAGTATGCCGCAACGACCCGTGCCAAACGGGCAGGTAAGAAGGCCGGAAAGCAGTTTGTAAAGCAGCCGCCCAAGGTGGCGGCTAAGACGGCAAGGTACAGATAATGGCAAACACTTCTGGCGCATCTGCATTTAACCTTGACCTGACTGAACTGGTCGAGGAGGCGTATGAGCGGGCGGGCTCAGAGATGCGTACGGGCTATGACCTGCGCACTGCTCGTCGGTCGCTCAACATCATGTTTGCCGACTGGGCCAACCGTGGCATCAACATGTGGACGATTGAGTCGGGGACTATCCCGCTTGTCCAAGGCCAGAACACCTACGCACTGCCAGACGACACAGTTGACCTGCTGGAGCATGTCATTCGCACTGGCGGAAATGTGGCATCCACGCAAGCCGATCTGACCATTACGCGGATTAGTGTTTCTACCTACGCCACCATCCCCAACAAGATTCAGCAGGCTCGCCCGATTCAGGTCTGGGTGCAGCGTTTTAACGGCCAGAACTCACCCACCGGCTTGCAACTATCTGGTGGCATCTCTGCTACGGCGACTCAAATCACACTCAACTCGGTCATTGGCTTACCCACCACTGGGTTTGTCAAAATCGACAGTGAGATCATCAACTACGGGTACATCTCCGGCAACACCCTGTACAACTGCTTCCGTGGGCAACAGGACACTGTTGCTGCACTGCACAATAGCGGTACTACGGTGTATTGGGCGCAGGTGCCTGCCATCACGGTTTGGCCCACCCCCGACGGTGCGCAGACTTATCAGTTTGTGTACTGGAGATTGCGCCGTACCCAAGACGCTGGGGGTGGCGTCAATGTGATGGACATCCCATTCCGGTTCATCCCCTGCATGGTTGCGGGGCTGTCGTACTACTTGGGCATGAAAATTCCCGGTGCGGCAGAACGCTTGGATGTGCTGAAGCAGCAGTACGATGAGGCTTGGCAGCTTGCGGCTGATGAAGACCGCGAGAAGGCTGCAATCCGCTTTGTACCCCGTCAGCAATTCATTGGGGGTACGTTCTAGTGGGCAATAGGTTTGCTTCCGGCAAGAACGCGATTGCCCAGTGTGATCGCTGTGATCAGCGTTTTAAGCTCACTGTGCTTAAGCGCGAAGTCATTAAGACCAAGAACTATGAGTTGTTGGTCTGCCCGGAGTGCTGGGACCCGGATCAGCCGCAGCTTCAGTTGGGCATGTATCCTGTGGATGACCCACAGGGTTTGCGCAATCCACGGCCCGACCGCAGCTATGTTACGTCTGGAACCTCTGGGCTCCAGATCATTGAAAACGATAGTCCAAACCCGTTGGCTCAAGGCACGCTTGAGCAAGGCAGCAGGATTATTCAGTGGGGTTGGGCTCCTGTCGGGGGTGCCAGCCTAAACGATTACGGGCTCACACCAAACAATTTGGTTTTGACCGTGAATCTTGGTACAGTCACAGTTGCAACGACATAAGGAGTCGATCATGGATGCAAAGACCGCAGTGCGCAAGCACGAGAAGAACATGCACCCCGGCCAGAAACCCACCAAAATGCGTGCTGGCGGCAAGACCAACAGCGACATGCTCAAGTATGGTCGCAATATGGCCAAGGTCATGAATCAGCGCAGCCCTGGCCGCAAAGGAGGCTGAGATGGCCACGTACAAAGTTCCCAAGAAGGTCGCGTCGGTTGTGGTGGGTGAAGAGCCCGCCAAAGAGACCATGCGCAAAGCCAACGTGTCTGTGGCCAACACCCGCAGTCAGGATTACCCGCCGGTCAAAACCAGCGGCATCAAGATTCGCGGCACTGGTGCAGCCACCAAGGGCGTGATGGCTAGGGGTCCGATGGCATGAACTACGCCGCGTTGTCTGCTGCAATTCAGGATTACACCCAGAACTACGAAACGGAGTTCGTAGGGAATATTCCTGTCTTTGTCAAACAGGCGGAGCAGCGCATCTACAACACGGTTCAGTTCCCGTCCCTGCGCAAGAACGTCACAGGCTCTGTGTCATCTGACAATAAGTACTTGTCATGCCCGGAAGATTTTCTTTCGGTCTATTCACTGGCGGTTGTGACGGGTGTCACGGGTGGGAACATCAACACCGGCTCGTACGAGTACCTGCTCAACAAGGATGTGAACTTCATCCGGCAGGCATACCCAACGCCAAATGACACTGGGGTTCCCAAGTACTACGCGCTGTTTGGGCCGACGGTTTCAGGTGCTGTCATTTCCACTGAGCTTAGTTTCCTTATTGGCCCGACCCCCGACGCGGCCTATGACGTTGAGTTGCACTATTACTATTATCCCGAGTCAATTGTCACGGCGGGCACTTCTTGGCTGGGTGACAACTTTGACACCGTGTTGCTCTACGGCTCTCTGGTGGAGGCGTACACGTTCATGAAGGGTGAAGCCGACATGATGGCCCTGTACGATGGAAAATACAAAGAGGCACTCATGCAGGCCCGCCGCCTTGGTGATGGGTTGGAGCGCAGCGATGCGTACCGCAGTGGGCAGACGCGCATCTCCCCGCTGCCGCAGAATAACGGGGTTCAGTAATGGCCTTTACCGGCAATTTTTCCTGCAACACGCTGCGGTCAGGGTTGGTCAACGGCACGATCAACTTTGCCACCGACACGTTTTATCTGGCGCTGTACACCAACGCAGCCACGTTGGATGAGACCACCACCGCTTACACCACGACAGGTGAGGCAACTGGCGGGAACTACGTTGCAGGCGGGCAGATCGTCACTGCCACCATTGCCAGTGAGACAACGCCAAACGGCAGCACTACGTACGTCAATTTTTCCTCACCTGCATGGACGGGGAACATTACGGCTCGTGGCGCTTTGATTTACACCCCCGGCGACAATGGCGCGGTGTGTGTTTTAGATTTCGGGTCCACCAAGACTTCAGCAATTGCTTTTACCGTTCAGATGCCTGCAAACACCAGCACATCTGCCCTCATCCGACTTGTTTAAGGAGTCATCATGCAAAACGAGCTTTCAAATTTTGGCGACCAAGCAGAAGTGACTATGCAGTCCAATGTCGTTGGTTCAGAGACTGTTGGTATTGAGGGGCACTACCATGTGGTTTGCCGTGATGCTGACGGCAACATTAAGTGGGAAGATGAGTTTCCCAATCTGGTCAATGCGGGCGGTAAGCAATTGATGCTCGATACGCTGCTGTCAGGCACCTCGTACACCACGGTCGGCCCTTTTCTTGGCTTGATCTCTGGTACGGGCTTGACGTTCGCTGCTGCGGACACGCTAACCTCAAAGACATGGACTGAGTTCACCAACTACACCGTTGGTGGTTCGGCTGTGCGTGGTACGGCGTCTTTCAGTTCGGCCACTTCTTCGGGCACCACACCTACCAACGTGACGACCAAGACCGCATCGGCTATCACCTACACCATCACGGGTGGCGGCGGTACGGTTGGCGGGTGCTTCTTGGTGACTGGCACTGGCGCGTCCTCGACTCAAGGCAATACCTCTGGCACTCTGTACAGCGCAGGCGCTTTCAGCACGGCCAAAATCACGACCGCAGGCGACACCGTAAGCGTTACGTACAGCACGACCGCAACCTCTTAATAGGAGGTCTTAAATGCCTCTGGTCCTTGCAAACCGTGTCCAAGAAACGGGCACGGCGAATACCACTGTAAGCTTCACACTTACGGGGGCCGTCACAGGTTTTCAGTCGTTTGCCGTTATTGGCAACACCAACACCACGTACTACTCTGCCACTGACGGTTCGGGTAATTGGGAGGTGGGCCTCGGCACGTATTCGACCACGGGGCCAACGCTGACCCGTACTACGGTTTATGCCTCCAGCAACTCTGGAAGCGCCGTGACGTTCTCGGGGGCAGTCAACGTCTTTGTGACGTACCCGTCTGGCCGGTCGGTCAATCTGAATGAAACCGGCGACGTGTCGGCGCTTGGCACTGTGTCTTCTGGCACATGGCAGGGCTCCACGGTTGGTGTGGCGTATGGTGGCACGGGGGTAACTACCTCTTCCGGGGCCAACTCGGTGGTGCTGCGGGATGCCAACCAGAACATCGCGGTCAACCGGGTCAATCAAGCCAACACCAATACAACCGCAGCAGGGGGGACCACAGCCCTGACGGCAGCCTCAAGCTACATCCATAGTCTTGTTGGGACGGGTGGACAGACATACACGCTGCCTGATGCCACTACGCTGACAACGGGTGTGGCGTTTGTGTTTAACAACCTTGCCACGGGCACCCTGACGATTCAGAACTTTGCTGCGGGTGCGGTTGGAACTATCCCCTCGGGCGGTGCAGGCGCGGTCTTCTTAACGGCCAACGGCACGGTTGGCGGCACTTGGGACCTCCACGCCTATCTGCCGGAGGGCGTGACCTTTGGCACAAACGCATTCAACCTTGGCTCTGCGGTCATATCTGGTGGTACGTGGCAAGGCGGCACGATTCAGCCTGCTTACGGCGGCACGGGACTGACGAGCTACACCACCAACGGCGCGGTCTACGCTACCGGCACTACCACGCTCACATCGGGGACGCTGCCGGTAATTTCTGGCGGCACGGGGGCTGTATCGGTCCCAACCAACGGGCAGTTGCTCATTGGTAATGGGTCCACGTATACGGTTGCGTCTTTGGGTACGGGTACAGGTATCAGTACCTCCGTTGGGTCGGGCACACTGACCATCAACAACACGTGCGTTACATCTTTGGCTGGGACTTCCCCGGTCACCGCGAGCGCGTCTACGGGCTCTGTAACCGTGAGCCTTGCTTCTGGTTATGGCGACACGCAGAACCCGTACGCCAGCAAGACGGCCAACTTCATCCTTGCCGCTCCCAATGGGACGGCGGGCGTCCCCACGTTCCGCGCAGTTGTTGCAGCCGATATCCCCACCCTGAAC